TTTTCTGAAGTAATAGTTACTGGATCTTCGATTGGACCCCATTGAAACGTTCCAGCAAAGGCACCACCTGAAGTAGCAACCGCTGGGACGATAGAGGTAAAATCCTTCTCTACAACACTAACGCCTGGACTTAATTGGAAAGGCATTCTTTTCTCCTTGATATTACATAAACATTTATCTGGTTTGCTTCTTCAGCACTATACCATAAATTTATTTATTTTTTTTCACTTTTTAGAAATTTACTATATCCCTTTCTACGCCATCGTTTATAAATCCAAATGGAGTTAGTTCTTGCTCAATCTTTTGCATCTGATTCTTATACATTATCTCTCTAAGGTTAACATCGTTCAGATCCTTAAAGTAAGAATTAGTAGTAAGCCAAGAAAACAAAACAAGGGTCATGACCAAATCATCATGGTATCCCTCATCAGCAGAGTAACTACCTCTTTGCTCAATAAAAGTTGAAATTTCTGAAATTATATCTGTATCAAATATTAATAGTTTTTGTTCTTCAATTAGAGATTTAAGATTTTGACATCCTATTCTCTTTACTTTTCTATCAGTATTCACACCCAACTGTGACTTACCGTGACCAAATCCTCCATTAATAAACTGTCCTCTTGAGGTATGCTTGGTAATCATCATAAGGTTTTCATATTCTAGTTCATTATGCAAGATCATAGGAACTTGTTCACTAGAATTTATCTCAACTAACACATACGCTGTATTATAATCACTTGCTACTTTATATATTACATTGGGATACAAAAGTGGACTAATCTTGTTATCCCTATATTTAGCAACTACTTTGTATGGAGATTCAGTAATATCGATTACGGTAAATGCTGAGTAATCTCCTTCAACCCCTTTAGCAGTATCTGCTACTAAACAATAAATGTGATTCTTTTCTGGTGTTTCTATTACATCTAAACCATCTTTACTATATAGGTATGGTTTGGGTGACATCTGAGCAATAGTGTTGGCTGAAATTAAAGTTAGAGATGATCCTAAGAATTTACATAGAACCTCTTGATTAAACTTTAGTTCTCCGAGTGTTGCTAATTGTTCAGCTGCCCACTTTTCGTCACGTCCTGGTATTTTGCTGTATGGTATTTGAAGCGGAACAAAACCGTTTCTATCATTTTCAGCATCATTCCAAAACTTCCAAAAATGATTATATCCCATCGGTGTTGATGAGAGTAAAATTTTTGTAGTTTTACCAGAAGAAATAGTAGGATATACAGAAGTAAAAAAGTCTTCAGCAATATTGTTTGGAATAATTGCTGCCTCATCAACATACAACCAGTTGACAGATTTACCACGGATAGCACTTGAAGAAGTTGCTGCCGTAAATACTTTACTTCCGTTTTCTAATTCTATATCTCCTTTGTTCCAAACATTTACTCCTTGTTGCATCCAGTTAGGTAGGTGTTCATACATTAACTGATATCTTGAAAGTACCTCTCGAGCAGCAGTAGCTTTGTTAGCCAAGATAGCGACAGTTTTACTTGCTTGAAAAAGCGTGTACCATAGAATGCAAGCAGCAGAAGTAATTGTTTTACCTTGTTGACGACCCTCCATCAATATAACTTTACGATTATTTATTATTGTATCAACTTTTTCCCGTTGACAATCGTAAAGTTTAAATAATACTAAACCTCGATCCAAAGAAACTATATAGCAATAATTTTCAATAAAATATTTGGGGTCTTGTGAACACTTAATGTATTCTGTAACTTGTTCTGGAGTAAACTGTACATTTACTCCTGCTGCCTTTAAATTCGCATTAGCATTGTAAACTTCTGAAACCAATTTACACGTCGCTCCAGTTTTCGCTTATGTCATCGATCGGTGTTGCTTGATCAGCACTATACCTTCTAAATGTATTTACGCCATCTTGATTTAAGTTTGCGGTAACATCATTAATAACTCCTTGCGAACTTACAGCTCCAAACATATTAACTTTAGCTGTAAAGTTTAGAGTATGTGTTACAAACCTTCTAATACTAAAGTCTCCGTCGTAATCATCTTGAACAGAAACTGAGTTTAAAATAATAGGAACGTCAGTAACTACATTCATATCATCTATAGACTTAACTGCAAGTGTGTACTCAGGAGTAAACGTTGGCAATATTTGCTCTAGTATAGCCAAACCATCTTCCGTATTTTTTGATAGTGCATATAAACTAATATCTAAATTATATGGAACTGGAGCAAAGGTTTGATTTCTAGATTCTCCATCTGTACTAACACAAACTAGTTTTTCCATACGATTAGTTTTACGTAGAGGATCATAAGAATATCCAGTTATTTCAAATGAAAGTCTAGGAATAACCGTATATGTGTGTTGATCTAAATTAGGATCAGATTCTATTCTAACAATCCACTTTTCTTTAGGGGCATATGACAACGGAACTGCGATAGTTTGTTGTAAAACTCCATCGTTATCATATCTTGGTATTTGTATACCACTAAACAATCGACCAAATGCTACGATTGTTCTTCTTATAATACCATGATAGTAAAATGATCCGTTTAGCATTATTTAAGTTCTCCAAAAGGATTTGATTCGCTAAACAATATGTCTGCAGCTTCATCCTTAAACTTAGTATTATCACCATAAGAATCTGAAAGATCTGGATTATGCTCTAAAACAGCTGTCGCTAAAGCTGGAGTTGTTATTGTATCAGATTCATCGGGTGTTATGTTTATAGTAGGAATAGTAGTATAGCCATATCCTCTGTTTGTTACAGTTATTTTAGTTATTGTACTACCGTCAGTAGTAGCTACTGCAGTTGCTCCTGTTCCGTTACCACCTGATATAGTAACTGTTGGAGCAATAGTGTATCCTGCTCCTGCTGTATCTACAGTAACCGAACCGATACCAACTGCCTGTGATCTAGCAGTAGAAATATCTTCAGTATATATACTTTCAAACGCATCAACAGCAGCATCGCCAGTATCAATATGTTCACTGCTATATTGAAACAGCTCAACTTGAAGTTTATAAACCTGCAATCTGCCTATTTGATAAAACGGATCTTGGTGTTGAACAAATTTAATTTCAAACAATCCACCTGTTAGTGGAAAGTGAAGTAAGTCGCCTTCTGATGGACGGTTTTTTAATATACCAGTTCCGTAACGACCAACTAGTTGTTCCCAACGACGTCTTGAAACAGTTAATGTTGCTGACTGTTCCATAAACATACCGAACCGTTGAATGAAAGCACCTTGTCCTTCAAATCCATCAGCACTTTCTAAATACATTTCAATAGGAAATGATTTTTTAAATTCGCTTAATCTATCCTCACCAAGTATTTCGTCTTTGGCAACTAAAGTTCTGGGGATATATGTAAAGTCTTGACCGTATATTTGAATAGACTCAACTATGATGTCTTCCATCATAAGTTGTTCGTTTCTAGTCCCCTGCGAAAAATATACGTTTCTAGGCATAATTTATCCTAGGAAAAATTCTAAAGGTGCAGATTTATTTTGAAGTTCATCTTCTAACTGATTAATTTCAGCTACTGCTTCTTCATATAAAGCATTGCCGTCTAGAGTTACACCTCCAGGAAGTTGAATACCTTGAAACTTTTTCAAGTTTACTCCCCACTGCTTTTTAAACAGAGCAGTAGTATAGTGCTTCAACCATGGCTCGTTATAGATCTTTGTCCATGTTGTTGGATCTAGTGCTCTATATGCTTCAACTACAACATACTCGTCAACCATAATATCAGTTGGCCAATATTGATCGATGTGAAGTTGATTTGTCATTCTATTAAATCTGTAAAGCGGATATCCATTCAACTCTAAATCTAGCAGAGCAATATGAGACATCACAGATTTGTAATAGATTAAAGAAGTAGATGTTAAATCATACAAGTCATTTAATCTTAACTGATACTGCAGATCAAACAAACCCTTTGAAGAAGAACCTTGTGTAAACGGAATAACTCTAGTTACGCCATATACATAATCTGGAACTGTAATATATTTGTTTTCTGTATCGCCAGCAGTATAAAAGTCAGCAGCTGCTAGTGTAGCTGAGGCATCCCCAGCACTTACGCTTTCGCTTGCCTCAAATGTTCCAGTAACATCCCTAATTCTTATTGTGTCAGTATCTTGATCATCTAAGAATTCTTGAACGATAGCAGTTGCACCTGAAGATGCGCCAGTAATCGTTGTACCTTTAGCAAAAGATTCAGCATTTGATCCAGTAATAGTCAGCTCAGAAGGAGTTATCTTATGCTTCAGATATATTCTTTCAACACCCTCGTAATGATAGAGGGTAAAGTATTCTAGTGCTTCATCTAACCTGTCTTCTAGTTGATCATCGTCAACGTTAATTTCTAATACAGGAGCACCTAACCCTCTAAGAGCATATTCTTTTAATCCTGACCTTGTGGTAACTGCCATAATTGTTCCTAAAACTTTTCGTTATTATATATTTATATTTATTATCTTGCTAGTGAGTTTTTAAATGGGTTTTCAGCAAATGCTGCGTAAATGTAAGTTGAGCCCGAAGCATTAACTGCTGTTGTAGTTGTTCTAATCTTAAAACCGTTAGCAGTGTAGTCGTATACATCTAAGTTACTAAACTCTGCATTATTGGTATTTGCGCTAAGATAATGTTTTGCTACGTTATAAGGGTCTCTAGCGTTATCTTGAATCCACCAGTTATCAGCAGCGTTAGTTCGCTTCACCATAATCCATGCTGGTCTAAATCCTGTGTAGACAAATGGACCATCAGTAGAGCCATTACCTGTGTAGCTACCAAACGATGAGAAACCTTCTACTTCTGAAAACGCATAGCAAACCGTTGTTCCTGTGCTACTTACTTGACCGCTAGTTATTGAAATCGTGCTGCTGTTTATACCTGTTAGCCAATTTGAGCCAGACGCAATTGTCGAACTTGTTGAGTTCAAATAAAGACCGTTGTTGGTAGGCGAACCATAATATTTGTGCCATACAATCCAATTGTAAGCATTTGCTCTGTTTTTGAATATAAACATATCTGGAGTAACGCCTAGACCATGACCAAAGCTAAATGAACCAGAAGGCTCGGTATAAGTACAGATACTAAATCCAGCCGTGGTGTTTGCAGAGACTGTTGAAGTTATTGAGCCATCTGTATTACTAACTCCAGAACCATTAGCTTTCCAGTTCCAAGAAGCATAGGTAGCAGCACTCTCGTTTGTTCCAGCATCGCTACCCATCGTAAAGCCATCAGAGTCAAGTGATGTCAAACCAGTAGTAGCTGTAACTTCAGCAACAGTTAAGTTAGAAGATAACTTTTTAGTAGCTCCTCTTATTGCATCATATAAACCATGAGAATAAGCAACACTTCTGCCTTTAGCCCATACCAAATCAGGCTGAAAACCTACGCCAGTAATTGAGTTAGTGCTTCCGTTACCTGTATACAACACAGTATTAAAATGCTCAGACCCATCCACAATAGTTGAGTCAGGCAAGTTGTATGTGTTGAGTGGCAAGAACCCTGTTGGTGGTGTGTAAGCAAATGGGCGTTGACCGAAGTTGGCTATACCTGTTGAAGTATTTAACAAGGCCGCTGGGAGATATGTTCCGCTTATGCCACTAAATGCTTCATTAGTTCCAGCTTCTGGATCACCGCTAGCTTGCCAAACTCCATTTTTAGCAAACCATATTTTGCCGTTATCCATATCTAAGGCAACACCAACTAAGTCTCCCGTAGTATATGTATCGCCATACGAAGAAGCGGTTTGTCCGTTATATTTGTTGCCGTTATTTGAATACGAATACGCATCCCCAGAGGACAACACAGAGTAACTTAAACCAGCATTATCCTTTAGGATTGACCCAGACCATGAGGAAGTTCCTGAAGATAAAGTAGATTCCCAATACCATTTCCCAGATGAAAGTCCAAAAGTAGACTTAAGCATCGTGTTAGAAGAAGTTGAACACGAAGCGTCTAAATTTCCATTTGCGGTTGTAAAGTTTGTACCAAGTGCCAAAGGATTCCAAGTACAGTAGTTAGCCGTGTACTCATCAGTTAACGTAGGCACGTCAGTCATGATGTCGTAGCTAGACTCACTCGATGCGTTACTGTTTATGTTGTTTGCAGTCCAGTTGTTCTTGTTACCAGACGCATCAAAGTTAAACTGTGCATCTCTGGTATCTGCAAACGCCATGTAAATGTAAGTAGAACCTGAAGCATTAACATCACCATACGGATCAGCATATTTAATTTGAAAACCAGTGTCATTAAAGTCAACATCATAAGCACCAGATGCTTCTGCTGATGCCGCATTAGCTGATATATAATCATCTCTTTCATTAACAGGACTTCTTGTTGCGTCAAGCATAATCCAGTTGCCTGTGCTGTTTGTCCTTTTAATCATCACAAAGGCTGGCCTAAACCCAGTAGTAACTGTTGGACCAGTAGCA